CTATGCGATGAAACAAGAGTTCAAACTCTTGAAGAAAATCATTGCAGAAGAAGCACCCGAGGACTACGGCTACCAGCCCGAGACGGGTCTGGCCAAGGCTCGCAAGTCTGACTACGCGATGGTGGATGTCATCCCCGTCAGCGACCCCAACAGCAGCACGATGGCCCAGCGTGTGGTGCAGTACCAAGCTGTGTTCCAAATGTCCCAGTCTGCGCCGCAGATTTATGACCTGCCCTACCTGCATCGCCAGATGATTGAGGTGCTGGGCATCAAGAACGCTGACAAGATTGTGCCAACGAGCGAAGATCAGAAGCCACGTGACCCAGTGTCTGAAAACATGTCAGCGTTGGTGGGCAAGCCCATGAAGGCGTTTATCTACCAAGATCACGAGGCGCACATTGCTGCACACACGTCGTTCATGCAAGACCCGATGATTGCGCAGACCATCGGCCAGAACCCACAAGCCCAGCAGATCATGGCTTCGTTGCAGGCACACATTGCCGAGCACTTGGGCTTCAGCTACCGCAAGCAGATGGAAGAACGCCTTGGCGTCACACTGCCGCCACCAGACGAGCCACTGCCCGAGGATGTGGAAGTCCAGTTGTCCAAGCTCATTGCCGATGGTGGCAAGCAGTTGGCCCAGCAGCACCAGCAGCAAGCCGCGCAGACGCAAGCCCAGCAGCAAGCCGCAGACCCGCTGTTCCAGTTGGAGCAGGCCAAGGTCAAAGTGCAGGAGATGGAGGTTACTCGCAAGGCTCAGAAAGACCAGACCGACGCAGAAATTTCTGCAGCAAAACTTGTTATGGAGAAAGAGCGAGTCAAGATCGAGGCCGACAAGGAGGCCAACCGTGTCAAGGCACAAGAATCTCAAGCTCAGCAACGTCTGAAACTTGATGCACTTAAGGTGTTAGCCACACCAAAACCCACCGGGAAAAAGGAGTAATCCATGGCCAAATCCGTCTTTGACGTGCTTGTAATGAAACATGAGGAGGATGTCGCCTCCGCAACCCAGTTTCTGGCAAACGGTGGGGCTAAAGACCTCGCTGAATATCGGGAAGTAGTAGGCAGGATTCGAGGTCTCCAGCTTGCTATCCAAACCACGAAAGACCTTTCGCGCTCTCAAATGGAAGAAGAAGACAATGACTGATCAAGTCGAAACCGCCGTAACTGACGAAGAAGTGGAAGCCCAGCTTCCAAAACCCGTCGGGTATCGGTTGCTTGTGGCGCTGCCACAGATTGAAGAAACCATCGGTGAGATGGGCATCATTAAAGCCAAGCAGACTATGCGTGAAGAACGCATCCTGTCTACGGTTGGGTTGGTGTTGGACATGGGCGAACAAGCCTATTCTGACCCCACACGCTTCCCGAATGGCCCATGGTGCAAGGTGGGCGACTATGTTGTATTTGCGTCATACACAGGCACTCGTGTCAGTGTAAATGGCGTTGAGTACCGCCTGATGAACGACGACTCCATCGAAGCAGTCGTGGCCGATCCGCGTGGCGTATCGCGTGCTGGATAAGGAGTAACACATGCCACTACAAAAAGTAGAGTTCGAGTTTCCCGACCCCGATAAGGTGTCGGACAAAACAGACTTTGTTGAGAACAACGACGGCAGCTTTGCGCTGAAAGTCGAAGGACGCGCTGCGGATGAAGAAGCCAAGCGCGAAAAGGCCAAGGCGAAAGCCAAGGAAGACGATTTTGACATTGAGGTGGTAGACGACCGCCCCGATGAAGATCAAGGGAAGAAGCGTTCTAAGGCTCCTATGGAGCTTTCCGATGAGGAAATGGACGAGTATTCCGAAAAGGTGCGCAAGCGCCTGCAACACTTTAGCAAGGGCTACCACGACCAGCGACGCGCAGCAGAGGCTGCCGCCAAGGAACGTGAGGAAGCGTTGCGTTATGCACAACAGATCGCTGAGGAGAACAAGAAGCTCAAGGGCACTGTCTCCAAGAACCAAGAAGCGATGCTGGAATCGGCCAAAAAGATGGCCGCTGCCGAGCATGACGAGGCCAAAGCCCAGTACAAGAAAGCCTACGAGTCTGGGGAAGCGGATGCTGTGGTCGAGGCCCAAGAGGCACTGACTACCGCAAAAATGAAGGTTGAGCGAGTAAACAACCTAAAACTTCCCTCTTTACAAGAAGACGAGTATGATGTACAAACACAAACAACCGCCCCAGCACAGTCTGTTGATGACCGCGCCGTAAGTTGGCAAAAAGCTAACAAATGGTTCGGAGAAGACGATGAGATGACCAGCTTTGCGTTGGGGTTGCACCAAAAGCTGGTCAAACAGGGCGTCAACCCGCGATCTGACGATTACTACGAGAAAATCAACTCTCGTATGCGCCAAGTGTTCCCAGAGTCCTTTGAGGACGATGATGACCACGAGGAGGTGACTGAAGAGCCTCGCCGTAAGGCGACAGTTGTAGCATCTGCAACACGAAGTGTGGCCCCTAAAAAGATCACTCTCTCGCGTACGCAAGTTGCTCTGGCTAAAAGGCTTGGAGTGCCACTGGAAGAATACGCCAAACAGGTTGCTATGGAATTAAGGAAACAAAATGGCTGAGAACAGACTTAATCGTGAACTGGAAACCCGTGAAAAAACGGCCCGCAAAAGATCGTGGACTCGTCCCGAGACTTTGCCAACTCCTCTACCCGAGGATGGCTATGAATTCCATTGGGTTCGCATCAGCACTCGCGGCGAAGTTGACGCCATGAATGTGTCTTTAAAACTACAAGAAGGCTGGGAGCCGGTCAAGGCTGCTGATCACCCCGAGATTTTCATTGCAGGCGTTGAAAATGAACGCTTCAAAGAAAATATCGTGATTGGTGGTTTGATGCTTTGCAAAACCCCCACTGAGTTCGTTGAAGATCGCAACGCTTGGTTTAACAATCAAGCATCGTCACAGATGAAGTCAGTTGACAACAATCTCATGCGCGAAAACGATCCCCGTATGCCGCTCTTCAATGATCGGAAGACTACGGTGTCCCGTTTTGGTAATGGAACTTAACTTTTTTGGAGTCACAAATGGCTTATCCTACCGTTTCTGCCCCTTACGGGCTTAAACCAGTCAATTTGATTGGCGGTCAGGTGTATGCTGGTTCGACCCGCCTGTTGAAGATTGCAAGCGCCTACGCTGCAAACATCTTCTACGGTGATGTGGTCAAGCTGGTATCTTCTGGCACGATTGAGAAAGACACTGGCACTACCACCGGCACCCCCGTTGGTGTTTTCTTGGGTTGCACTTTCACCAACCCGTCCACCAAGCAACCTACGTGGTCGCAATATTGGCCCACCGGCACTGTTGCTTCTGACGCACAGGCGTATGTCGTGGATGATCCCGATATTCTGTTCAAAGTTGCCGCCGTGTCTTCGGGCACCACGATTGCGTTCTATGCGCAAACCGTGATTGGCAACAATGTCTCCTTGGTGCAGAACTCCGGTTCTACTACCACTGGCGACTCTGCTGTGGCCATTGATGGTTCCGCCGTTGCTACGACCGTTTCCCTGCCTATCCGCATCATCGCTGGTGTGCCCGATACGGCAAACGCTTCTGGTGAATTCTGCGAATTCATTTGTAAGTGGAACGCTCCGTACATCACCCTCACTGAAGGTACTCCTAACACGGTTGCGTGGAACGGTGGCCATCAGTATCTCAACCCAACTGGCGTCTAAGGAGCTAAATCATGGCAATTTCACGCGCACAACTGCTGAAAGAACTGCTCCCCGGCCTGAACGCTTTGTTTGGTTTGGAGTATAAAAAGTACGGCGAAGAGCACAAAGAGATTTTTGAAACCGAAACCTCTGAGCGTTCTTTTGAAGAGGAAACCAAGTTGTCTGGCTTCAGTGCCGCACCGGTGAAGAACGAAGGTTCTGCACTCCAGTACGACAACGCGCAAGAGGCTTGGACTGCACGTTACGTGCACGAAACCATTGCAATGGGTTTCTCTCTGACCGAAGAGGCTATCGAAGACAACTTGTATGACTCGTTGTCCGCTCGATACACCAAAGCTCTGGCCCGCGCCATGGCTTACACCAAGCAGGTTAAAGCTGCTTCGATCCTGAACAACGCCTTCGCTGGCGGCCCCACCTACGGTGACGGCCAAGTTCTGTGTTCGACTGCTCACCCTCTGGTGTCTGGTGGTACCAACAGCAATCGTCCTACTGTCGCTGCCGACTTGAATGAGACTTCCTTGGAAGCCGCTGTCATTCAGATCGCTGGTTGGACAGACGAACGTGGCCTGTTGATCGCTGCTCAGCCCGTAAAGCTGGTCGTGCCCCCAAGCCTGCAATTCGTTGCAACCCGTTTGTTGGAAACCGAACTCCGTGTCGGCACCAATGACAACGACGTTAACGCGCTCAAGAACAACAGTTCCATCCGCGAAGGTTACACTGTCAACCACTACTTGACAGATAACAACGCATGGTTCCTGATGACTGACGTGCCTAACGGCTTGAAGCACTTTGTCCGTAGCCCATTGCAAAATGGTATGGACGCTGACTTTGATACCGGCAACAGCCGTTACAAGGCCCGCGAGCGTTACAGCTTCGGTGTTTCCGACCCTCTGGGTATCTTCGGTTCCCCCGGCGCTTAAACGGCGTAAAGAAAAGCTCCTTCGGGGGCTTTTCTTTTTTGGTATTTGGTGTATATTTGAATCATTCCGGGGTTCCCGGCGCATCAAACTGACCCGGCAGACGACGTACCGATTGATGCGCTAATCTTGTACGTAAGGAAAATTTATCATGGCAGTCTCAACCACCCAAAGTATTTGGCGTTCTGGCGGCGGCGATCAAACGCGCACCGCATATTGTGGCTCCGGCGCAATGGCCGCGACGTTCTACATCTCTGGCGCATCCGCAGCAGGCACTGCTGTGCAAGCTACCGCAACCGACACCTCAACTGTTGTCTTGCCCGCTGGCGCTGTTGTTCTTGAAATTCAAGCGATCTGTGCAGCTACAGGTGGCTCCACTCCTACCTTTGACATGGGCTTCACTTTGTACGGTACTTCTACCGCTACAAACACAGGCTTGGTCTCTGCTGCTGTTGCAACCACTGGCAAGTTGGCCATCAATTTGGCTTCAGCCACTGCTGGTGCAAACATGGGTACCACGATGTCTACAACTCAGTTGGTGACAATCACTGGCGGCGGTACTTCTGGTGATGCCCCTACGGGCGGCTCCATCACCGGCACAATCCTGTACTTCGTTACCGACCCGAACAACGGTCAGCAAAACGTGTAATCAACCCAAGGGGCTTCGGCCCCTGTTCTAAAGGAGATTGATTATGGGTATGCAATATGACGTAAAACAGGGGCACTTAAACCAGAGTGGTTTTTTTGTTCTTGGAAGAAATCGCGTTAAAGGCATTTCGTTTTTTGGTGCTGGCTCAGATGCCACGTTGGTGTTGTTTGACACCACCTCTGCTCCAGTGACTGCCAGTGTGACTTATGCTCGTACTGACACGACTGTTACGGTAACAAAGACTGCTCACGGTTTAGTAACCGGCGATGTTGTTGGGATTCATTTCAACAGCAATACAAGCGTGTCAGCAACGGATGGAAATTACACCATCACTCGAACGGGCGCGGATACATTTACGCTTACAGACATCAACAGTGGTTCAATAACTTCCACTGCGGCTTCGTATGTAAGCGGTGGTGGACGTTGGTTGATGACCTATGAAATAGACGCGACGGATACTTTTAGTAACGCGCCGTTTATTCCGGGTGAAGGCGTGATTGCAGCCAACGGCATTTATGCACTAATGACCAACATTGACTCAGCGCAGATTTTCTATGGCTAAGAAAACTCCCTCCCTTGCTATTGGTCGTGGCGAAAAGCTACCTGCTTCCAAGGGGGCGGGTTTGACTGCCAAAGGCCGTGCCAAGTACAACGCTGCGACCGGCAGCAACCTCAAAGCCCCGCAACCGCAGGGTGGCAAGCGCAAGGACTCGTTTTGCGCACGCATGAGTGGTATGCCGGGGCCAATGAAAGACGAGAAGGGTAAGCCTACCCGTAAGGCGGCTTCACTTGCAAGATGGAAATGCTGATATGGAAATGATGTTGTGGAACGCAGCCCTAAGTGCAATCGTTGCAATCATGGGTTTCTTGTTAAAAGGCAAGTTCGACGAGTTGGATCGGCTGAGTATTTTGCTCAACCGTACCCGCGAAGAAGTTGCGCGTGACCATATTACCCGTGCTGAATTTCGTGCCGATATGCAACAGTTGTTGGACAGGTTTGACCGCCTTGAACGCAAGATTGACAATCTGAAAGGCAGCTATGCCAAGCACGAGTAAGAAACAACATAATTTCATGGCTGCGATAGCTAACTCGCCATCGTTTGCTAAGAAAGCAGGAGTCCCACAGTCCGTGGGGAAAGACTTTAACGAGGCCGACAAGGGCCGTAAATTTTCAAAAGGTGGTGACATGAAAGAGTCTAAAGCAATGATGAAAAAGGAAGTCGGCTTCATGAAAAAAGCTGGTGCTCCTAAGTCCATGATCAAGCATGAAAAGGCTGAGATGATGGGCATGAAGTCAGGCGGTGCCGTGTTCCGTAAAGCCGCTGATGGTATTGCCAAAAAAGGCAAGACCAAAGGCACACAAATTGCAATGAAGAAAGGCGGGAAGTGCTGATGAAAAAACGTAAATTTGCCGACGGTGGTATGTTTCGTGAAGGCATGCCGGTACCCCAAGATATTGACGGAGCATCTGCACCCATGAAAAAGCCTATGCCAAAACCCCCCATGGCCATGAAGAAACCCATGCCCAAGAAGCCAATGATGCCTGTGGCTCCTAAGCCCCGTAGCGCACCGCCTGATGAGTCTGTTATGCCCGCCCCTGCCTTTAAAAAGGGTGGCTCTGTAGGTTCTGCATCTCGTCGCGCTGACGGCATTGCCAAAAAAGGCAAGACCAAAGGCACCATGATCGCTATGAAGGGCGGCGGCTACGCCTGCTAATCATGAGAGCAAGTCGCGGTATGGGGATCATCAACCCAGACAAAATGCCCAAAGCCAAGGTGAAGAAACGCCGTGACAACACGGACTTCACCGAGGATGGGCAGGTGCGCCAGCGCCGCGATGATACGGATTTCCTTGAGTATGCTGAAGGTGGTAAGGTCAACGCCGCAGGTAATTACACCAAACCCAGTTTGCGCAAGCGAATTGTGTCTCAGGTAAAAGCCGCAGCAACTCAAGGCACGGGTGCAGGTCAGTGGTCAGCCCGCAAAGCGCAGCTTGTGGCTAAGAAGTACAAAGCCGCCGGTGGCGGGTACAGGGATTGACATGAAAGCCCCGCAGCAATCCCTTAAAAATTGGGGTGACCAAAAATGGAGAACCAAGAGTGGTAAAAAATCTTCTGACACTGGTGAAAGATACCTTCCAGAAGCTGCGATTAAAAGTCTCAGCCCTGCTGAGTACGCTGCGACGACCAAAGCCAAGCGAGCAGGAAAAGCCGCCGGTAAACAATTCGTAGCGCAACCTAAAACAATTGCAAAGAAAACAGCGAGGCATAGGTAATGAGCACTTCAGGCACATCCATCTTCAACCTCGAATTCACTGAGATTGCAGAGGAGTCGTGGGAGCGTGCTGGCCGCGAGTTGCGCACTGGCTATGACCTGCGCACGGCTCGTCGTTCGATGAATCTGATGACCATCGAGTGGCAAAATCGTGGCATCAACATGTGGACGATTGAGCAAGGGGTGATCAACCTCGTGCAAGGCGTCAACACCTATGCGTTGCCCAACGACACCATTGAC